ATATGTTGAAAAAGGATGGATACGATGCAGTCATTACTAAAATCCGTTAAATCTTGGATCACCAAGCAAGCAAAACGAGCTGCAATGTCTGAAGAAGAAAGATACCTTTCTGACTCGATTGACCTTGTAGACTTTGAAGCACGCCAACAAAAGATCATGTATGGTCAGGCACCATACCAAATCAATGGACGGCACTGGTTAGACTCACGCTCTTACCAGTAATCGAAAGAGGGTGGATTCGTCCACCCTTTTTTCATTGACAAATAGTAAAATATATTATATAATGATCCTTCAAAACTCAAAGAGGGTAGCGAATGCAATTTTACACATCAGTCAATCGTCTTGGAAACTCCATTCTCGTTCGGGGTTATAAAGACGGTACTAAGACTCAAGAACGCATTAAGTTCAAACCAACATATTATGTTCCGACAAAAGAAAAAACAGAATGGAGGTCATTAAGTGGCGATCCTGTTGCCCCTGTTACTTTCAACTCAGGCAAAGAAGCTCGTGAGTTCCTTGACAGATATAAAGGAGTTCATAATTTTGAGGTGGTGGGCAATACAAATTATGTTGCTCAGTACATTTATGATGTTCATCCTAGCCAGATTAAATTTGACCGTGAAAGCATCAACACGACCACAATCGATATTGAGGTGGCTTCCGACGACGGATTCCCTGAACCAGCTGCTGCCGATTATCCCGTCATTACTATCACTACAAAAAACAATATTGACAATCTCTATCATGTTTGGGGCATGTATGATTATGAACCTCAGTCGGACAATGTCAAATATTACCGCTGTCAAGATGAATATGAACTACTCTTATCTTTCATTGCTTTCTGGCACAATCCTTCTAACTGCCCAGATGTAGTCACAGGTTGGAACACTACATTCTTTGATATTCCGTATCTTGTAAACCGCATTACTAAAGTGTTGGGCGAAGACAAGGCAAAGATGCTCTCCCCTTGGGAGCATATTCGTGAACGCAATGTTAAGAAAATGAATCGTGAACTGCTTGCGCACGAGATTACAGGCATTCAGCAACTCGATTACCTCGACCTATTCCAAAAGTTTGGTTACACCTATGGCATGCAGGAGTCCTACAAGTTGGACCATATTGCGCATGTTGTTCTGGGAGAAAAGAAACTCTCTTATGAGGAGTATGGTTCGCTGCACTCTCTGTATAAGCATGACTTTCAGAAGTTTGTTGACTATAACATCAAAGACGTTGAACTGGTAGATCGACTAGAGGATAAACTTGGTCTGATTACACTTGCCATGACTATGGCATATAAAGCAGGGTGTAACTTCAACGATACATTCGGCACTACAGGTATCTGGGAAACAATTATCTACCGTGACCTAATGTCTCGGAAGATTGTCCCACCTCTCAAGAAAGATAAGAACAAGCAGAAATATCCCGGTGCATATGTAAAAGAACCTACACCTGCCATGTATGATTGGGTTGTTTCTTTTGACCTTGCTTCGCTGTATCCGAATATTCTTGTGCAGTGGAATATGTCACCCGAGACTATTGTAGATACTTTCAAGTCTGGCGTCTCGGTACAGGGTTGCCTGAATAAAGTTCCTATCTCAAATAAAGAGAACGAGACGACTGCTGCTAATGGCGTCGTCTTCCGCACTGATGAATCTGGTATTCTCCCACGTATTGTAAAAGATTATTATGTAGAGCGTAAGGTTATTAAAAAGAATATGCTGGACGCCAAGCAGCGCCAGCAGGAACAGGGCAACTCCTATGAGATTGAGAAAGAGATTGAACATCTAGAGAATCAGCAGATGTCGATTAAGATTCTGCTTAACTCTTTGTATGGCGCACTCGGTAATCAATACTTCAATTACTTTGATCAGCGCATTGCTGAAGCGATTACCTATAGTGGGCAACTCTGTATTCTCTGGGCAGAACGTGCTATGAATGCAGCGATGTCAGAGGCATGCGGAAAAGAAGATGATTATGTGATTGCGATTGATACAGACTCGCTCTATGTCAATATGAAACCTCTGATTGATAAGTTCCAACCCAAGAATCCTATCAACTTTCTCTCGGAGTTGGGCGAGAAACATTTTCAACCGATTCTTGCTAAAGCATATGCTGAACTGCACGAGTATATGAACTGCAAAGAAAACCGTATGGATATGGAGCGAGAGGTTATTGCCGACCGTGGGGTCTGGACTGCCAAGAAACGATACATTCTAAACGTGCTGGATAATGAAGGTGTCCGTTATTCTGAACCTAAGATGAAGATCATGGGCATTGAGGCGATTAAATCCTCTACGCCGATGGTTGTCCGTGATAAGTTTAAGGAAGCATTTAAAATCATCATGGAAGGGGACGAGGAACGCACTCAGGCGTTCATCCAGGAGTTTAAAAAAGATTTTAGTAAATTGCCACCCGAAGATATTTCTTTCCCTCGAGGGGTCTCTAACATTACCGACTGGATCGATAAAACATCTGTTTATAAGAAGGGTTGCCCGATCCATGTTCGGGGATCGATCCTGTATAATAATGAGGTGCAAAAACTAAAGCTTGACAAACAGTATGAAATGATTCAAAATGGTGAGAAGATTAAGTTCGTATACCTCAACCTGCCTAACCCGATCAAGGAGAATATCATCTCATTCCCTATGGTTTTACCCAAAGAGTTTAACCTGCACAAATACGTTGATTATGAAACACAGTTTAATAAAACTTTCGTAGAACCTCTGCGTGTAATCCTAGACGCTGTTGGTTGGGAAGTCGAGAAGACTGTGACACTCGAGGACTTTTTTGTATGAAAAAATGGAAGACCCCACTGCGATATCCCGGTGGTAAATCTAAAGCGATGAAGTTTCTGTTCTCTGATCAGAATCTACCAGCAGAGCATATCGCAGAATATCGTGAACCTTTCTTGGGTGGCGGTAGTCCTGCTATCGCTTTTACCAAGAAGTTTCCCAACACTCCAGTTTGGGTAAATGATAAATATTATAACTTATACTGTTTCTGGAAAATGTTGCAGGAACAAGGTGTTCGCCTGTATAATGTGGTAAATGGATTAAAGCAGCAACACGATACAGAAGAAAAAGCAAAGGAGTTATTTCTACGTATTCGTAAAGATATTGATGAACAGGATGATATGTTTGAGATTGCATGGCGCATGTATGTAATCAACAAATGTTCTTTTTCTGGACTGACAGAGAGTTCTTCTTTCTCTAAACGTGCTTCTGTCAGTAACTGGTCTCAGAACAGCATTGACTCTTTGCCATACTACTCTGAACTAATCCAGCATTGGAAGATTACTAATCTGGATTATTCTGAACTATTAACGAATGATAAAAATACTTTTGTTTTCTTAGACCCACCATATGATCTGAAGAAAGATTATACTCTTGCTGGTGGTGATGGTGAAGCACTGTATGGTAAGAAAGGTAATATGCACAAAGGTTTCAATCATGTAGAGTTTGCAGACAAGCTAAATCAACATGATTGCATGATGATGGTGACTTACAACTCTAACGAAAACATTCGTAAACTGTTTGAGGGTTGGAAGCAGGAAGAATGGGACTTGACTTATACGATGAGTAATGGTAATATCAAATATCAAGAAGCACAAAAAGAACGTAAAGAACTATTATGTATTAACTATGAGGTAGGAGCACTATACCAATGATCCCCGTAACTAACTTTGAAAAAGTAATTCAGTTCATGAACACCTATGGTCAGGAAGTTAAGAGAAAGGCAGCATTCCCAGATGCTACGACTACTCACCTGCGGGTAGACCTGATTGAAGAAGAACTGAATGAACTAAAGGAAGCGATTGCTAATGAAGATTTGGTAGAGGTTGCAGATGCTCTCTCTGATCTTCTCTATGTTGTCTATGGTGCAGGTGGTGCATTTGGCATCAATCTGGACGCATGCTTCCATGAAGTGCACTCTAGCAATATGTCTAAACTTGGTGAAGATGGTAAACCGATCTACCGTGAAGATGGTAAGGTCATGAAAGGACCAAACTTCCGTGAACCAGATTTGAAAGGTATTCTCTAAATGGACTACGATATTCAAGAAGTTGGTGGTGTAAAAGTCTACACTGCAACTCAGTGGATTAACTCTGAAGATAAACTCGGCACTTTTATGGAAGATACCGACTATGATCTGCTCGTCGAGGAAGATGCAGACTTCTATGCTCCACCTGCTTTTGGTGAAGAAAATGGCGAGCAGAATATTATTTTCAAATACCGTCGTGGTATTTTTACAGAAGAAGAGCAGCTCGGTGCATATGATGCTCTGCGGGATGCTGCAGTAGAAACACAGAACCGTGGTATTGCTGCTGGACCCAAAGGGGAGATGCTCTCTGCGCAGGGCCGAGGTGGTCGAGAGTGGGTGACTCCATTCCAACAGGAAGTTTTGTCTTGGATGGGTCGCCCCCTCTCTGCACTCTACGAAGACGAGACGATTGATGATATTCGTGCACGTCATGAAGGTGGAAAGAATAAAGAAGATACACGTGGTGTTGTTTGGTTGCGTTCTGAAGTGACCAAAGAATATCCAGAATATTATGGTTGGTTTGATCAGTGGTTAGAAACGACTCTGAAACTTTCTCGTGAAGAACAGATTGAAGAAGCAAACCGTATTACTAGCAAGTTTATTTCTGATACTAACTATGCGCAGTCTGTAATGTCTGGTATTGCTGGTTTTTACGATCGTTATCCACGTATTCCATACGGTCGTGAGACTTCTTATACAGAGAAGAACTTTGAGAAGTACACTGGATGCTATCCGTTCATGCGTAAACTTGCAAATAAATTTGCAGAACTTCTTCCAGAGCGCCATGGTAAGCAGGTAAAGCAAGCAAACAAACTGGATGATCGTTTCCGTGTAGCAGGTAAGGATACACCCTTTACTACGATTACTGTGAATAAGAACTTCCGGACTGCTGCTCACCGAGATGCTGGAGACCTGACTGAAGGGTTCTCTAATCTCTCTGTAATTGCAAAGGATAAGGTCTGGTCTGGTGGTTATCTGGTCCTTCCAGAGTTCCGTGTGGCAGTTAATATCCGTCCGGGTGATCTGCTGCTGATCAATAACCATGAGGGCATTCACGGCAATACACCTCTGCTTCCACCAGAGGGTAAGACCATTGAAGAGATGGAGCGTATCTCTCTGGTCTGCTACTTCCGTGAGAAGATGCTTGAACTTGGCGAGTGGGAATACGAAAAGACTCGTAAAGAGTTTGTTGAAGACCGCCGTAAGGATAAAGATCATCCGATGCAGCGTCCACTCTGGAATGGCGTCTCTCCCGGAATGTTTGAGTCGCAAGAATGGTATGATTATTTGCTTGCCAATGGTGGTGCAAATATGCTAGAATTCTACCATCCAGAAGCTAACAAGAAAGAGTCCTCGCTTGAGGAGTTCTTTGCCTAAAATATGTGTGCAATAATCGGTACAATAATTGATCATCCTACTACGGATGATCTTGAGTCCATTCAGCGTGTGTTCCTTGAATCTCGTATTCGAGGAATGCATGCTACTGGCATTTCATATACACAAGATGGTGTAGTTAAAACAATCAAAGAAGCAATCCCTGCTCATGAGTTTGTTGATCGTCATATGCAAGATATGACATCTTTCATTGATACGAATGGCAGACTTGCTCTAATCGGTCATTGTCGTTACTCGACCAGTGATCTTGAGTTCAATCAACCGATTGCTAATTCAGAAGTTTCTATCGTACATAATGGTGTGATTACACAGGAACTTCCAGAGAACTGGAAAGGTCTGTATGGGTATGATTGTGAAACAAGGAACGATACTGAACTGCTACTTCATACAATTAAAGATGATAAGTCTCCGCTGGAAGTCTGGAGTAACTCATCCCTAGCAGTAATTGAATTATATTCAAATCAAACTATTCGATTTTATCGTAACGGTAAACGTCCGATGTATTTGACTAATTCTATTATCACTTCAACAAAGGACGTTATTAATCGTGCTGGCATCAAGGAGGATAGTATTTTACTCCCGATGAATCAGTATAATAAATTTGATATGAATATGAATATTGTGATTGAAAAGGTAGATATTGATGGGGCGATTGATTACCAACAGTAAAATGGTATTTGTAAATTCAGAACAAGTACAAGAACTTATCTCTAACTCACCAGAGGGCAAGAATACCAAGTTCCTTAACTCATCTCATTCTCTCTGGACTCGATTCAAGAACTATGATAAGGCACCCCCACTCGCACTAGAGGTGGATGGGGAGATTGTTTCTCTGATCTTCGCTACGTTCAACCGTGATCGGTATTCTAATCTTTATGAGATTGTAACAGTTCAGGGTCAAGAAGGTAAGGGGTATGCCAGTCATATCTGGTCAGAGTATATCAAGTATGCAGTAACCGAACGTAACACTCAGCGTCTAAAAATATCCTGCACTCCTTCCTCTATCACATGGCACTACAGAAATGGATTAATCTTTTGGGCGGTGGACCCTACAGGTTCTCTGCGTTCTGATCAAAAACTATATCCAACAAGAGAAGAACAATTAGAATATCGCCAGTATGCGATTGCTAATCCTATGGATGCACTTCCAACTCAGGAGAAGGTTCTAGAGCAGTTGAGAAAAGAGGGACTAGAAAACTATAGTTGGGGTAGTAAAAAGAAAGAGAAAACAGAAGAAGCAATTCGGAATGTTGGGGATGCATGGTTACGAGACTCTCTGTTTAATATTGCAACATTAGAAGAGTTTATGGTATGAACTTTCTAGAAAAGGATAACCGTCGAGAAGCATTTGTTCGATGGTTTGCTTGGTCTCTGAAGTATAAAGACTGCGATCCAGCAGTCTGGATGACGAATTACCTCCATGAACGATATGAACACAATCAAGAGCAGAAACTATGGTTAGCATGGTTGTATGGTAATACATATTATCTGCCTACTGCTTGGATATTGATTAACGAGTTTCCTGACTTTGAGTTGGCGACTGTAGATCGAATGGAAAAATGGAATAGCGAGAACTATAAACGTCTACGGTATCAGACTGATACAAAGTGGAACAAAGGTCATCTTGCAGATATGTTTGCGAGTTATCAGCAGTTTATTGGAAAGGGGACTCAACGGGAGCGTTTTGATTCTCTAATGGACTCTGACCCAACTAAGACTTTTGATAACTTTTGGAATAGTATCAAATCTAATCTGCATAAGTTTGGTCGCTATAGCACTTGGTTCTATCTTCAACACCTTCGCCATACTGCAGGTGTAGAAATGGAACCAACCTCTCTGATGCTGAATGACTATAGTGGTTCTCGTAGTCACCGTAATGGTCTGCTCTTTGCTCTGGGGCGGGATGAAGACTATGACCAGAAACTTACTGCTAAGGATTATGATGGACTAGAGGAAGAGTCTATTAGCATTCTCTCTGAGGTTCGAGAGAGATATCCTGAACTTGCTACCGAAGCAGACTTCTTTACGATGGAAACCTGCCTTTGTTCGTTTAAAAAGATATTCCGTGAACATCATGGTAGATACCTTGGATATTATTTGGATCGGCAAGCAGATGAGATCAAGAAAGTTGAGCAGGACGGATGGTATGGCATTGAATGGGAAGTTCTCTGGCAGTCTCGAAAAGAGACGATAGACTCTAGACTAAATCATAAACGTGGTGTTGATAAAAGTCTCTACTCACACTTTGTTCAGAATGGTGACATCCTTCGTTTAGATTGGATGTATAATGATCTGAATGAGGTTAATTTTGGACTTGAAAAATTCTTTTGACTATAGTATACTAATCTTTGAATTGGAATAAGAAGGAATATTATGAAAACGGTTAAACTAATCGGTATTGTTGGTATGCCCGGAACAGGTAAGACTACAATGATGCGAGAGTGGATCAGTCGACGTGAGTGGGAGTTGGATACTCCGATTAAACTCCTGAACACTATGATTAATAATGAATCGAGCATTCGCCTCTTTGGTAAGTATGAAGAGGGAGATACCTTTGCTGGTACAGATAAGTTGTCTATGGCAGTGCAACCAGTCGCAATCGAGTATCTACAGAATCCTACTCATGATGTAAATATCTTTGAGGGTGATCGTCTTAGTTCTGTGAAGTTCTTTCAAGATGCAGAACGTCTCGGACATGATGTGCATATTATTGTTCTTTCTGTCCCAGATGCAGTTCGTGAGCAGCGATATAAAGATCGTGGTTCTGAACAGTCTCAGAAGTTCATCGATGGTCGCCGCACTAAAGTAAAGAATATTGTAGATAACTTTTCTGGTTCTGTTCTTACAGGTGATCCTTCTCTGGTTACAGAGTTTAATCATGAAACTCCAGAGGACACTCAAAAGGTTATTGACTTTATTGAAAGTATTATTGAGGATAAAGCATGAAGATTATCGCTGGTCCATGTCAGTTAGAAGAAGACTCTATTGAAGTTGCTAAGTTCTGTAAACGTATTGCAGAAGATCATGGCATGGAATATTATTTTAAAGCAAGTTTTGATAAAGCAAACAGGACTTCACTAAATAGTAAAAGGGGTTTAGGTGTCGAACAAGCAATGCCTATCTTTGATGAAATTCGACGTGAGGTTGGGTGTAAGATTGTTACTGATGTTCATACAACAGGGCAATGTGCAATCATTAAAGAAGTAGTTGATGTACTACAAATCCCTGCCTTTCTCTGCCGACAAACTGATCTACTGTTAGCAGCGAAAGGCACAGGTAAGATTGTGAATGTCAAGAAGGGGCAGTTTCTTGCACCTTGGGATGTTGCTGGTATTATTAGTAAAATAGGAGAAGAGAATGTCTGGATTACTGAAAGGGGCACTAGCTTTGGCTATAACACCCTTGTTAATGACTTTACTGGTCTTCAGTATATGCATGAGAATTTTCGTACTCCCATTATTTATGATGCCACTCATTCTGTACAGAAACCCGGTGGCAATGGGACTAGTTCTAGTGGCTATCGGAATTATGTACCCGCTCTTGTTCGGGCGGCTGTTGCTACCGGGCATGTAGATGGTATCTTTATGGAGGTGCATCCAGACCCTGACAATGCGCCTTCAGATGGTCCTAATAGTCTTACCTATGCAATGTATGAAAAAGTAATCAAACAAATCCAAGTCTTTCATGACATGGGCGTAATTTTAGGAGTTAGATAGTGGCGCAAGTATTTAATAACTTATCCGAATTGATTCAGAGTGTTGAGGATCAATCTGGGACAGAAACTTTTAACGGATTTCTGAACGATAGCGATTTTCGTGTTAGCAAAGAAGGACAACAAAAAAGTGCTTTTTGGCCAACTCTGGAAAATCTACAAAACGTGTATGATGATACACTCGCAAAATATGACAGCGCAGGTTTATATCCAGTAGATTCTTCAGGCGAGGCATATATCAATTTAAGAGTTCTAATCCCTCTAGAACCCAGAGATTCAGCAGAAGAAAATCCATGGCTTACTGGAGGAGATTGTAAGCGTATGACTACAGAGTTTAAATCAGTTAAGGTCCAGTAAAGTGCGATTGAAACCAATTATTATTATTCCTGCTCGTTACAATTCAAGTCGATTCCCTGGCAAAATGTTAGCAAAACTTGGGGATAAAACTGTATTAGAGCAGACTATTGAGACTGGTAAACGCA